GCCCTTGTAAAAAGTTTATGTTTCTATCAATAACACATAGCAGATATCACTTAACAAATTGGACCTTTGTTTACGCAGTTTCGTCTGCGGAGCCCGAGCTAGCTCAAAACACCGGCTGAGGAGCCAGTTTGGTGACCACGGCATTGCAACCCACCGTGGTTGCAGTCAAAGCCACCACCAACGAGGGGTTGATGGCCGTCACGGTGTAGGTGGACACACACGCGAACGAGGTCGCAGCGGCGGGAAAGCCCGCAAACAGGGTGAACTTGAGGGTCAAACCCACCAAGGTCGTCAGCGCTGCAGCGGTGATCACGGTACCTGTGCCTGTCACAGTCACACAGATCTCATCACCGACTTGAACGTTCGACATACTCAGAACGTTGGTGCTCGTGGAGGCCAGGATGATAGGTCCACTGGCCACCGGCGCGCTGCCAAACGGTGTGGCAGCAGCTGCTCCTGCAGCACTCCCTGCGAGGGAGCCTTCTGCTTGGAAGCCGCCGGAGGGGACCTGCGGGGTGAAGAGAGTCACGTCGTACTCCACCCACAGCTTTCCCCAGTTGACAGTCGTCCCGTCAACAGTGCACGCGAAAAGATTCCCCGCGTCGTACGTCTTGATGTCCTGGTTGGCAGCAAGAGCACCCGTGCGGATGTACTTCTCCTTCATGTCGCCCATGAGCTCCCGCTGGGGCAGCACACAGACGATGTCCTTCCAAGGAGCGTCCTCCTCGGTGTCCTCGTACGAGGACGCAATGGTCTCAGACACAGGCGCGCTGTCCGCAGCGTCGTAGTCCGGGGCCATCATGAACGAGCCGGGCACGTTGCTGCCCGTCCGCGTGTAGTAGCAGAAGCGCAGGCTGTTGAACCTGTAGCGCTCCCACCCCGCGGCCTCATTGCTCAGCCACGGAAATGACGCGGCCAGCCCTGGGTTCAGAGCAAAGGCCTGCGCCACAGTGAACGCGCTCGTTCCCACGATGCTCGCGATCAACTCCCGGTGAACAATGCGACAAGAGTCCACACTGTTTCGGAAGATTTGGGCCTGCCCCGTCTGCTGTCCGGTGGCATAGGCAGCCGCAACGGACTTCTGTCCCTGCGCTCCTGCCTTCTTGGCCTGGCGGTTGCGTTTTCCACGCCCCTTGCCCTTCGCCGGCTGGCCCGCGGCGGCACGAATGTCATTCAGCACCTGCTGTTTGACTTCCTGGGCAATCTTCTTGGCACTCTTCTGTGCTCCTCGATTGCGCTTGTTGTTGTTGTTGTTGTTGTTCATAATGTTGTCTTCACAATAATTCGGATGAAGTCGGGCGCGACCCGTACGAACCCAGATGCCAACGCCACCTGGGGCATTTTCTTAGTTTTACGTCTGGAGATTGCCAACTCAGACTGAAAGGCCAATCACTTGGCCAGTCGAATGCCGCGCTTGTTAGCCACGGCAGCGCGCACTTTCTCCCACTCAGAGACGCGCGTCTTGTAAGCAGCAGGCGATTCATCCTTTCGCTGCTTAGGCGGTGTCCACTGACACACGCAATCCGCCTGAGAACCATCTTTCTTCAGGAACGGCTTGTGGCTACACTTGCCCATCACCACGCTAGTCTTAGGCTCAACAACCTTGACCAAAGGCGCTGTCACAGGCGCCAATTCTTGAACACGCTTCCCTCCCTCGCCCACAATCGGCACCAAAGAGTTAGCAAAGGCTACTTGTTTCTTCGCCTTCTCCGCAACCAGCGGAGCGAACACCACATCATTGTCCAGCAGCTCCTCGCTGGTGAACTTCCAGATGGCGTTCTTGTCCAAAGGCGGCTCATCCGCCTCTTCCTTGCCTTTGGGGGCAGGGGCATCCTGGGCTGGTTTAGCCTCGGGTTGTCTGAGTTCTTCACCCACGACGCACGTCACCTTGACCGCTGGATAACTGTCAGGATGTGCCGTGCACAAAGGCGCCTGCAACAACAGGCGCGGATCCTCTTCGTACCGAACCTCGCAGATCCAGCACGTAAAGCGGTCCCAGTCAAAATCTGGAATGAATTTGTTGAACACCTCAACCATCCAACCCGAATCCTCATTCGGCCAGTTCGACTCCAAGGCAAACTTTCCCTCCCAAGGGCAAAGCACACCTCCTTCACGAGCTCCCAAAAGCTCGTGGGCAACGGTGACAATCTCTCCAATCACGGGCGAGTTGCGATCCATCCGGTAATACCCAGAACACCGTTCCGCGAAACGCTCCAGCACATCAGGCAGCTTCGCAGGACCCACCCACAGCTTCGAAAGCAGCCGGGCAGGATTTGACAGAGAGTTGACATCTCCTGTCCAAACGTCGGGTCCAAACTGGCGGTTCAGAAAATTCACGCCAATGTCTCCTCGACGAACGATTTCAATCTCATAATCCTGACCCATCAGCTCCGAGCTCTTCTTCAGAGCCTTCGGACTGACAGCCCCCTCAAGACTATCATCTCCTCCATAGATGCCCAGACGAGCCCACGCTTCGTCCGGGGAGCACTTCACACCTCCAATGGTCGTGTTGCGCCAAGCGCAATACCCAATGAAAGCAGACAGCACTGAGTTGAAATCAGATGTCTCAAGCGAGCCGGAACCGCGGCCATAGCCAGACCAGTACCGACGTCCATTCTTGGTAGTCCCAGGAATGGCAATCTGATCGTCCAAGGCCTCGTTCAGCTCCGCGTGATACTGGCGGGCAAAGAATCGAAGCATCAAGATCCGCTCAAGAATGCGCGCACGGCGTTTGACATGCCCGTCAAACCGAGAACCGTCGGCAAGCGCCGAGTGCTCCGCATCAAGCAGAATCTGACAAACACGGTCAGCGCACTCAGCCGGCGTCTTGTTGAAAGCATACCACTGCTGCAACAACATGACTCCATTGTGGAAAGCATACATGTATC